AGAAAGTTTTCTTTCTTTCCAAATTGATCTGGATTTCCTTTATATCGTAATTCAAACCCTTTCTTATCCGGCAATTCTTTAATATCAAACTCCTCTGGATGAAAACCAGACTTAAAACCTTTATCCCGTCCAGCCTGCATCATGTCCGATTGAATTTCTTCAAGGTGCAATGATTTCTTACCATCAATCATCCTATCATTCATTCTAACATGAGCTAGAATGTTTGGTTCATCCCAATGGGAGGATTTGTAGCCCCCGTTTAAAGTAATAGGTTTATCTTCTCTTACCGTATAATTATTCTTAGCAGCCCAAGCATCAGCTTTAGCTTTATCGGTCCACGTGCTCATTAATAACTTTAAATTGAGGAAGCACATTCTTAGTAGGAGGCAACGTTAACAGCTTCTCCCTATAGTTTTCACCACCGGGAAGCTGATAGGAATGATATTTGGTAGGATTATTAGGAAAATTGGTTCGGATAACTTCTTTTTGTGATTTAGACATTTTATCCCAATCTTCTTGTTTTATTTTAGATTGTTCCAATATAGCCTTATCTGATAATTCGCCTTTATCGACATCCTTAATCTCAACCTTATTATTAGCCAAATGCTCCTGTAATTCAGCTTTCGTAACAGGTTCTTTACCCTTACTTTGTAAGAACTCTTTAGTTCCTGTCCAATCTAATTCTTCAGGCTTAACTCCCGGTTTATTTTTTAAAGTTCCTAACCATTGTTCACCAGTCATTTTAGCTTGTGATATTTGATTTACATTATGCTCTAATGCAGAATAGAAAGGTTGTGTCTTAGCCAAACTCTCTATCGCAGCCCCCGGCTTAGAACTATCCGCCAACATTGTACTAGTCAGCGTACCATACTTTGCATTCTGAGGATCAATCAAACCTTCTTTAATTCCATAATCCAAAGCATCTTCCCGCTTTAAAAATTGTCCTTTATGGTTTATAAAACCAAAATCGTAATGATTAATATCTTCACCACTCATAGCTTTTTTATAAAAATCATCAGCTAAATGAGCCGGGATAGCATCGGAATGCTCTGCACCAAATCCTAATGGATTTTCAGCATCTTTGATCGGAGCTTTATAAATTTTACCTTCAAATTTTAAAGCCGGTCTAAGCATGGGGCCAGCACCTAATGCCGCTCCTACACCTTCACCAGTACCAGCTAAACCACCTGTACCAGCCAACGCCGACATTGCTTGCGCACCAGCAATTAATTGGGGAGAAGTAACAACTTCACCAGTCTCGGGATCAATAGAAGTTGTTGGTAAAGCTCCTGTTTTAACATCATGAGGAACAGATAAAGCTTCCCTTACTACTTTCTCCGGCCACAATTGATACCGTTCTTCACCACCAGTACCAAATAATTGATTACCTAAAGGATGACCTTCTGAAAAACTTGTTTCTGCTAATTTTTTAATAATTTTCTCCATAACATTATCCGAGGATAACTCAGGCATAGGAGCTACAGGCTTAGACCAATATTCCTCATCTGTAACAGGAGATTGAGGCGTAAATGGGGTTACTATTTCAGGGTTTAATGATCTTATATTAATTCCATTATAAGGCTGTTCAACTGGCAAACCATTACCAGTTGTTTGTGGGTAATAATCGCTTAATTCTGCAAGACTAGGCATTTTGTACTTGTAACCATTGCCCGTTACTATTTTGTACATAGTGATTACCATCTGGCGCTAATTGCGACATTGGCACTCCCGGCATACTTGGTAACTGTAATTTATTATCCGGTTCTACTTTAGAAAAATAATCTTGCATTTGTTCTGGTGTAAAATTATTTAAATTTGTAGCTCCCGGCTGGAAAGTATAACTTCCATTATCTTGTTTATTCCAAGCCCCTCCAAAATTTCCATCTTGCCCGTGATACTGGCTTTGATTAGAAAATGTTGGATGATTAGGTTTTTTAAAAGTATCTGGATAGTGAACACCTTTATCATTAGGATTAGCACCGGGGTTAGCCTTATACCATCCTTGCATATCATAATCGTAAGCATCATTTGGTTTAAACTTAGTATTATAATCGGCCATTTCTTGAGCATTTAACGGCGTATTATATTGACTAGTTAAATCAGGCTGCGGCATTAGCCTGTCTCCATTGATTGTGAGCATTAACATCTAAAGGCGGGGCCGATAAAGAAGGTTCTGGTGTACCCTCCCCATCGCCCTGCTGCGCGTCTGGAAGCGTTATAGGCGTCCCCCCCTCCCCAACCCCCGGAGCTTTCCATACAAGCTCCCCATTGGCAACCATACCAGCTAGAAGTTCCTTTAAAACAGGCTGGATTTGTTCTTGACTGATGCCGGGGCCAGAATTACCCAAAGCTACAACCCGTTTGGTTTCTGCTTCATAATCCAACCTAGCTTGCTCTGCTGTAGCTTTCTTTAAATCTAAATCAAGTTGCAAACGTTTAATTCTCTGATCTTCTTCCTTATCTTGTACTTGTTTAGTTAGAGTTTGCAATTCTGCTGTTAACTGTTGAATATGGTCTGCTGCCTGATGCATCAACTGCTCCTGTTGCGGATTAGGAGCATCACCAGTAATATTAGGCGGAATAACTTTACGCCAGCGTCTAGCAAGTTCTTGAGCTTCAGGGAAGTCAGCAACTTTCCAAAGCAAGTCACCTCCAATATTCATAAATTCTTTATTCTGTGCCGCGATCTGAGTTAATGCGTTAAATGCTTCTTGCCTTCTAGTTGCAAAACTTGGCCCCGTATCAGATTGAACGTCATATGTGCCCACATTAGGATTAAAAATAACGCTAACAATCTGTTGCTGATTGTCCATTTCAGGTTGCCCATCAGGGCTAGGAACTTTATTATATGCCTGTGGCGCATCGGGGGATATAGTTACGTCCATAATTGAGCCGTCTTTAGCTTCAATTCGAATAATTCTTTCAGTGTCACAAACCTTTGGTATTAAATCAATTAAAATTTTACCAGTAAATCTAATCGCAATAGCCTGATTATCAATAAAGTGATAAGTAGCTCTATCACCTTGGCGTTGCCTAGCATTAATAGCAACTCCAGATTTAGCATTTTCATTTTCTCCCATCTGAGCTTGATATTGCCCGGACACCATCATCATTTCTTCTTGAGCAATTTTCATTTGCTCAACATAAGCTGGCGATGATTGAGGCGCAGCAGGACGTTGTGGCGGCGGAATAGGTTGCCCATCTTCAGACATATGATTGTAGGGCAATACTGAAGCGTTATCAATATTAGCTCTACCCCATTTATCCTCAAAGCCTTCTATGGCTTCTGCTGGAGCTACCCATGGGGATTTAGTTTGTAGTGCTCCAAATTCAACGTTGGCACTGCTATTGATATTATATATTCGCTGAGGATCAAGTAATGCTCTAGTATGTCCTTTACAATCCCAAATTCCATCAATGACAGTTTCGCTACCAATCAATCTGACAATTGGAATATATTTACCAATCCAAGGCTGTTTATCAATGATCCTGTTACCAGCAATCTTGTAAACCATGATATCGTCGCTTACAGTATCACGCTCTCTGTATTCACCGCCGGATTTTTTTACTTCTTTAAAAATCTCCTTAGCCTCATCTGGTAAGATGCTCCATTTTACAGGGCCAATAGGCTCGCCAGTATTTGGCAAAACAAAGTAAACTAACTTATCTTCTTTTTGTGTCTTTTTAAAATATTCACAAACCCTAATCGTATCTCTTTGTATCCAGCCATAAGAAATTTCATTAAAAACTGTTGCGCCCCCAAATTCTTTAAATTTAGGGTATTCAATTTGATACAAATCTTTTGGCATATCATTAAAGATAAAACCAAATCTGGCATCTGATCCGTCAACCTCGTTTATATCAGGATCAAGATAAACTGTTCTAGGGTCTTTAATTCGCCTGATATAAATTTCCTTATCAAATGAATTATCGCTAATAGGTTCTACAGTTACTCGCCAATAACCCCAACCAGCATTAACCTGAAAAGTAGCAGCGTTATCATAAACATTTTCAGCATTTGAAATATATTCAATATGCCTTACTACTTCCTGAAATACTTGAGCAGCTTCAAAGCTGGCGTCATCACCTACGGGGCGAATGTTCACTCCCGGCTTATTCTGTTTTCCATCATTAATAATTTGTAAATTATGTTGCTGAGTTTTATTAATTGTTAAACAAGGTCTTTGATTAGTTTGCCTATCCCCAATTACCCAATTATCCCATTGATACATATTATTGCTATCGCCATTAGCAAACTTGTAATCATACTCAAAATAAGTTCTGGCTTGGCTTTCCCAATCCTCACAAATTTTAAAACGCTTCTGAGCTTCAGTTATAATCTCAATATCTTCTTCGGATAATTCCGAGGAAGCAAAGGAGGTAGACCAGCCGTCAGCCATTTTATTTATTCCAAAATCTTAATAATAATTCACTCTTAGCAATTTCAATTTCTATTTTATCTTTGCTAGTTTTTATAAATTTTAGTAATTGTATTTCAGTCATTGATTTTAAATTAGGAGGTATAGGCATCATAAACTACTCATCCATGCTCTAGGCATCTGCCTTAATCTGTCATTAGTTTCTTGCGTTTTTTTATTCCTAGTATCATCTTCGGTCTTTAATGAAAGTGCAAATGTCTGGAAGGCGTCTGCCCCGTGCGACCATGGCGTATCATGATCAGGCTCTCTACTAAAACTACCAGTTTCATCATTTACTTTATAAGCGTACCTAGATAAGCATTGCCAACCATCAGCAGTACCAGCTTCATCAAAATTACAAAGTTCAAAAATAGTCCTAGCCGCATTGATACCCACAACCTTCTTTGTGGGTCTCTGCACTACTATTACCTTAGCGTTAGGAAAAGCCTTTCTAGTCATACTAGCAATAGAGCGAGCAGCTAAAGTTTCATTATCAGCATCATGTGGTTGATAATGGACCGCGTAAGTATACTTTTTAGCCTCTAATACCTCTATGTAATGAGGAAGCTTTTTTAATCTATTTTCGTAATAATCAATTAAATTATATTCCATTCCTACTCTTTGAATAAACCAAATGGCTGTTTTATCGGATGACCCTAAATCCCATGCTGTGTAAACCGGCTTAGTAGGATCATGGGCTACTCGTTTACGTCTACCATCATGCAAGGTTTGTTTAATTTCATCTGCATAAACTGCACCGTCAAGAGTTTGCTTAGTAAAACCTTCCCATACTTCTAAGTATTTAGTGTAATTATTAGCTTTTAAAAGGTTCATTTCCCGCTTCAAATCAGGCGGGAACCATTTATTATCAGTGTAATTAATCTTTACCACATACGCATAACGCTCCATTTCTCCGGTAACTTCATTTGGTAGAAAATCAGGAGCGTATAATTCTTTATTTACAACATACCTATTATAAACTTCATCATCATCTAATTCAGGGTTAAACGATATCCATACTTCCGGTCCTTTTCTAAATGGACCACCTAACCCATCTTTACTACTTTCGTGCTTGCCTCGAATTGTGGGCATCAATTTATCTAAAGAATTTTTAGATGTATTGTTAGCTTCTTCAATCCAAGCAATATCAATTTTGGCTAAAGATTTAATCGAATTAATTTTATATCTTAAACCAGAAAAAATAAATCTAGATCCTGTTAGGGTACAAGTAATAGATTTATCTTTAATATCAAAGAAACTTTCTAGCTGATACTGATAAATATAGCTCTCAATTGTTTCTTTAACACTTTCTTCGATGGATGTTTGAATTTCTCTGAGGCATAAAATACGAAGTTTCATCTTCATGGATAATATTATTAAAGCTATTGCATAGCCATCGCTCTTACCTGCGCCACGACCACCATAGGCTATTTTAAGACGCGCGGGAGAAAACAAGAAGGCAAGTTTTTCATTAAACTCAATTTCCATCAGCGATAACTAACAGTAATATCCCCTGCTGCGGTAGCTGTTACTATTGTCAGCCCGGTATTAAAAACCACGTCATAAGTAACACACACCGGAACGGGCGATGCTGCTGCTGTTGTGATAGTGGAAATCTTGGTTCCTGACGCTGCTGTATTATCGTAAACAGTAGTAACTTCAGTAGTTAGCGGAGAGTTAAAACATATTGTATGTAAAATACCTGCTCCTGATTTTACTACAGTAGTAGCATCAGTTGTAATGTTAGCGTAAAGGTAGGAGGATTGCACTGGCAAAGGCGATGCTACACCAACTCCTACACAATTCTCATAATTAGTATTAGGAGAATTAGGATTATAGCAGGGATTGCGTTGGCTCTGAGCAAATGTGAAATTAGGTAGCAAAAGTAGAATAAGTAAAAGTAATTTTTTCACTTTGATTTGCTCCAAATATATAAAATAGTGCCACAAACCATAGCCGTACATACTATCCAAGCTATTGCCGAAGGCCACATAAAATTAATTCCAAAAATTTGCCCGCTCCTTTGTCTGAAGCGGGCTAGTCTAGGGGAGAACTAAGAAGTAATAACTCGTTGCCAAAATCCGGCTTTAACGCAACGTAAATACCAGCAGACTAAAGTGGCCATAGCAACGGCTGTACTAGCGCCAGCATAACCAGTACCGGCGTTTTGAATTTGATCAGTGCCGTTAGGATAAATAAGAGTGGTATTAGCACTATTATTTAAAATAGCAATCGTCGCCCCAACTACAGCAGGAACTAACTTAGCACCAGCGTTGTTAACTGATCCTGCTGCAATTTCAACATTTGCTCCATCAATCAAAGCTGCGTCTGTTTGAGCAACACCAGCCGCAGTTAACAATTGATAGGAATAAAGAGCATCGTTCATATTATTAATAAGCTCGCCAGAAACTAATTGACGGCTAGCAATTAATCTAGAACGGGAACCTTTAGGGTAAGACATTTGTTTAATCCTTTCTGTTCAGATTAAACGTTTACGGTTCTGCCGAGGCTGAAATAATGCCTGTAGCAGAAGAAGTGCCTAAACTCATCCACTGATTAATTGTACCAGCAGCGCCAACAGTAGTAGCCGCAGCCTTAAACGTAAACCCTTTGTTAGAACTTACGGATGCTAGAGCCGTAGGAAGGGCTAAGCCTGACATAGCTCCAATGGAGGTTTCAGCAACTTGTACAAACGCCTGAAAACCATCAGTAAACTTAACTGCCGGTACAATTCGCATGGGGGTAGGAAATACTACCATGCAATTAAGCGACGAAGTGCTAAGATTAGCACAAATACCCTCAGTAGCTAAACCAAGGCTCTGTTGCTCGTAATTAAAGTATAAGTAAGAGTATTGATAAGTGGCTTCAACAGAAGCTAGACGCCTATCAAACGCACTAGGAGAAGTAACCCCATTTGGCCTAAGAGAAGTAACAGCAGAAGATTTACCTTCTAACTGCATACCATTAATTTCGATATAGTCGGTAGCTACAGCGGTAGTTGCAGTAGGAGTCCAACAAATCGAAACACTAACTCCGGTAACAGGGGTAGTTGTACCGGGAGCATTAACAGGAATGTTGGCATACGCTGCGTATCGCGTCCAAGTAGTAGAAGCTGCAATAGTCGCTACACCAGCAGATACCGTACCTGTAGTGCCAGCAGACAAACCACTAACGCCACGGGTAAAATTGGTAGGACCAGCAGAAGCCAATCCAACATCGCCAAGAGCGGCTAATGAACCGTTACCACCAGCAAAACCGAGTGTAGCCTGTGTGCCAGCAGTATCAGCAGCAGTAAAGTAGTCAATGTTTACAGTAATAGCAGCATTAGCCGCAGATTGAGTAGACCCGTTAGACTCATAGAATGAGAATACGGCGTTCTGACCAATAAGAGGCGCTGCCGCAGCTTGGTCTAAAGTCTGTCCAACACAAACAATACCAGCAGCACCGCTAGAAGTACGAGCAATACGGAGAGCTTTGGTGTTATTAAGAGCGGGAACAACTGCGGTAGACGCACTATCAATAGTAACAGTAACACCAGCAGCAGGAGCAATAACCCACCAGCGATCAGCAGTAATTACAGCAGCGGTAGGGGATAAAGTAGCTAATGCTGCAATACCCTTAGTGCTATTTAGGCGCTGAGCAAGATTAGTAGTCATATCACCACCAATCAAACGATTAATGGCGTTACCAAGCAAACCAGTAGGAATTAAAACAGTAGCGGGATTGTTAGTACCAGTATCAGCGGGTACTAATTCCTCACCCGTAAGCCCGCTAGGCCCAGTAGGGCTAAACTGATTACAAACACCATTATTGCCAAAGCTAAGGCAAGTGGTATTACCGGGATCACCAACAATAGGAAGTCCCTGAAAATATCCAGCCCCTAAAGCAATACCAGCAGTCAATCCGACTGCAAGGATAGATAAGCTAATCTTTCTAAACATTTTTATAAGCTCCTAAGTTTCAAATTTCAGGCACGTACTCCACCAACTAGCTTTAATGTAATTGGTGAATTGGAAGAAACATCATTCTCAATTTTAGGCTTAGGGGCTAATTGAACTTCTTTAGTTTCAGCAGCTTTCACTAATTTAATTGTCATTTCATTATGATTAATAGTCTTAGTAGAATTATCAATCTCAACTTTACCAGTGTATCCCATAATTTCAGAATATAATTTGTAGGCAGCAATTCTATCCTTGGCTTCAACTGTGGGCACAACGACGCCAAGTTTAGGACTTAAAATTTTTTCGTCCGCTAAAGCCAGAACCTTAGCCGCCAATTGTTCCTTGTCAAGAGGTGGAGAACTCAATTCTAAAGTTTTTAAATAAATATCGCGCGAAGCAATAACCAAAGGATCATGTAACCAATTAAAACTTATCCACAAAGCTTTAGTTTGATCATCAGGAAAAAGTTTGCAAGCAGCGTCCAATGGATTGGTAGTTTTGGCTAATTCAATACCAAAAGATTTTTTTAAATTTTCATCGGATTGGTATGCTGGCGCAATTTCCTTAACCCAAGGGGCTTTAGTAATTATTTGCTCATTCCAGCCGCCAACTGGCGCAAAAGCCTCAGTATTAGGCTTGCTGATTACAAAAGAGGGGGATGTTACCCAAGGCTGCATTGCCCACACATACACAGAAAAACAGCGCCCGTAAAGGACGCTGTTAAACCCGGAGCTTTACCCATAGTGTGCCGGAACTATCGTCTAGGCCATTAAGTTTCTATTAACATCAACTCATACGAATTACAAGTACTCCATCACCTTCAGCCTCATTCCCATGAGATAATTCATCGCCAGCGACTACAGACTTAACAGTAAAACTTGGCCCGAGAAGCTTAGGACGAAAACCAGATTTTATACCAAGCCTAGGTGTATCACCGTCTAACTGAATTGTACCATCATCATTACGTTTCTTTTGATTGATGGCTACATCCTCCATTACATCATCGCCGTTTTCATCTTTTTCAACTTCTGAAGCTTGCTTGCGATATTGATCAAGTTGCTTGTGCATATGAATATGAAACTTATCCACATTCATATTTTCTGGCAATGGAATATAAATCCCTTGCCCTACTTTCAAATCTTCAAATGGATAAGCAAACTCATAATGACCATTAATAGGGATATGATGATTGAGCTTAAAGTTAGCTTTATCAATCATCTTAAATTCTTTTGGCTTGTTAGGATCAGCAACATTCTTTGAGGTAGGATGCATGGCGACAATAGGAGCGCCACGAATACCCATATCTTTACCGCTACCTTCAAAGGTTTGGGTATCACCTAAAGCCTGATGTTCTACGCGATTAGGATTAGGGTTATTAAAAGCATTGGGATCAGGATTAAGTGGTTTGCCGGTAAGGTTAGGATTAGGTTGCTGATCAGCATTAGGCCAATTTGCTTGCGTTTCCATAGGATAGCCTTTCATGAGAGGTTAGGGCAAAACGCGAGAAGGGAGGGAAGGTTCCCGTTAAAAAATTAATGGTGCCGCTACCAAGAATTTCACTCAGTGGCTAATAGCCAGATTTAACTTACTGTGACGCCGAAGCTGTTCACGGTTAAACCTTAGCGGCGTTTGGTACGGGCTATCAGATTCGAACTGATACTGAAAGCGTTTTAAGCGCCATCCCTCTGCCGTTGGGGTAAGCCCGCATGTTGGAAGGTAGCACTAAATCTACCGGCGCAAACTCTTGAACAAAACGGGCCTTCTTTACCCTTCTTCAAATTTCCTCTAACATTTCTCATAGATTTAGTAAATTCAATATCGCAAACGGAGCAAATTCCTATGAACCACTCTTTAGCTTTATCAGGATTAGCTTTGAATGATTTTATAGCATTGGCCGGTCTAGTTAAGATTTGTAAATTATCTAAACTATCATTTGTAAAATCTTCATCTATATGATCGGCGGTTTCATTATCTATTAATAATCTGCCTTCCCTAACTTCAACTAACGCTTTAGGCCAAGACAAAGTTCTAGTTTTATTAGGGTCGCCTTTAGACAGAGAAGTGTTATTAAAAGTTAAATGTTTTCTGCCATCCTTACGTAAGTAAGGCCCGGTCACTTTATCAAAAGCAGGATAAAGCTTTAACAATTTAATTTTAAATTCAGGGTCCAAAATCAATTACTCTTAGCAATCTTAGCTAACTTAGCCTCATGTTCTTCCAATATAGTTATAGCTACATCCTTTAAATTTTTAAATGTATCTAAATTCATAGCAATACTATGAATTAGAGTTTGCCCATTTTGAGTAGTATCGACAAACTCAATCCTCACTACATCAGTGATATTAATTTTAATTCCATTTACATATTCACTCATTGCTTTGCTACCAGAGAATTTTTGATAAGATTAAAGTATTTACCAGCACTCTTAGCATCAATCAATTCATCGTAAGTACGCCTAGGAACATCAATGTAAGTATAAGACTTACCAGAAGTGAAAGTAACAGTAAGTTCTTCGCTTTCATCATCGTAAGAGCAATCTTTAAGCATAGAGCTATTTTCAAAACTATAGTGTCTGATCATTTTATCATTCCTTATTTGCAATAATATTTATACATTCTAGAAAATTTACAATTAAGTCTATACCTGCATTAATTACAACTTTATCTTCTTCTTTAAGTTTAACTCCTTTAGAATATGCGTCTACTATAACATATACTCTACTTCTGATATCATTTTCTGTCATTCTTCATCCTCCTCGCTATCTTCATTCTCTGCTTCCCAACAATCTTCACAAATATAAGCTTCATCGTCAACTTCATTTTCCCCACATTCAATACATTTAAATTTATCAGTCATTTGCTTCCCCTTCCGCTTCAGCATCAACCAAAGCTATCGTTTCGATACTACAATGATTACTATAGGCCCAGAATGATAACGCTCCTAATGCCTTCCTATCCTCAAAATTAGAGTAGTTAAATCTCTTTTCAATGACTACCTTATCATTTTCTCTTAAGGAATAGACGATAGCTAAAATTGGGAGATTATGTCTAATAGGGACATTTTCAGCGCCCTCTTTGTATTCAACCATTCTTATTAACTTTCAGTAAATCTACGCTCAAAACAGTTTTCTCTATTTCTTGATATTGTTTTAGTTGAGCTTTGCCAATAATCGCAATATCCCCATCTTTTAAAAAATTATAAAGATTTCCCATCACTTCTCGCCTATTTACTTCAGCGATGTAATCTCTAAGAATGTGATGATAAATAGTTTGAACAGCGCGTTCAATTTGCGCGCGCTCATGATTAATTTTAAGGATGCTGTCTACAGCGTTGCTCATTTTATCATTCCCATTTAATTATTTAAAAAGGGGCTGGCGGCTAACCCTGATAGGAAAAAGCGACCAGCCCCTATAATATTCTTTCGTGATGCAATATCGAAAAGCTAACAGGGTTTTGTCTATCCTGCAAGCCTTATCTTCACTTAATTCGCCCAATCAAAGCGCCCGCTTCAGGAGCAACCCAATCCCCTGACTTGTAACCAGCCTCAACAGGACGGATAGTAAACTTGCGAGTATAATTCTTCACTGGCAAATGAACAGTCTCGGTCTGCTTAGTACCATCAGGATTAAGAACGGCCTTATGGGTTTTCTTATCGCGTACAGCACGGGTAACAAGCTTAGTTTTAGGCTGATTAGTAGTAGGATCAATTACAGGCTCACTGTACTTGTTATTCTGAGCCGATACAGTGCTACCCAATGCCTTAACAGCATCGCCTTTCTTGTGTTCGCTATTGCCAGAAAAAAACACCGCCCCAACTTCCATGCTATCAAACGGATACTTGGTAGGCGCACCAGAACCAGAATGATTACCACGGCGTTTTGCTTCAGGAAGCGCAACGCCAGTAAGTACCGCATACTTGTGAGCTTCAGCACCAGCTACAGGGGCGAGGTAAGCTGTAGCAGCAGCGGTAGCGCGGCAAGCCACTTTAGTTCCGTCCGCAGGATCAGTAATAGACGGATTGATTTCAATCAATGCAGGAACATGAGCCAACATCGGCTGGCCCTGCACCTGAGAAACAAACGAAACCGTTCCCGCAACAATCTGCTTAAGCAATTCCTTATCAATTCCGTCACTCAAAACTTTAGTCGCCTTAGCCATAATCAATTTTCCTTTTGGGTTTGTGAAAGCTAATAATGATCATCTAGTAACTTAGTTTCATCTAGTCAAGAGACTTTCTACAAAATCTCTTTCATCGTCTAATATTTTTTGAGTAATCTTAACCGGAGCTGCTCTAATTTGACCAGAACAGTCCTCTTTAAGCTTATCGCCTTCAGCGGAGCAAATTTTGCAAAATGCTACCATATTGTAGCCATCCATATAATAGTCAATTGTGTGGCGTTTCACTTTTTAGCCCTATTTTCTTCAACCTCTGCTTCAGTAAAAGCGCCAAACTCAATCCCATGAGGATAACAAAGGCTCTTACTCATACCCACACAAATATAAGCTTCACAATTGCTAATTTCACAACGCGGCCACAGCAAAGTTTCGCCATCGTCTAATTCAATTTTCCCCCAACCTCTGCGGCAATACGAATAATCAATATCTTTGTAAATTAAAGGCATTCTTTTACCTCATAAGGATATTTCTCTGTCAAAGCCCTAATGCCAATCTTACCTTCTTCCTCGCTTAACTCAATAATCTTTAACGTCTCCTTAGCCTTTCCGTTCCCATCGGTTTGCTTGCCAAACCAGATTTGAGCTTCAGGAAGGCCATGAGTGTTTTTGATCCAGACAAAATATTTCATTCTAACATTTCTTTCATCAATTCTTGTACCGCTTCTTCATAAGGCGTACCGTTAACAAGCATCTTAACTTTAAGTTTGCTCCACCAATATGCAACTAAACGATCAAGAATTTTTTGACAATCTGCTTTTTCTTCATCTGTTAATTCATTCATTATTTAAACCTATAAGGAATAAGAGAAGCTGGCATTTTAATCAATTTACCTTGATCAACCAAATCAGCCAATATCCTATGTAGAACACCATGGCCTATTTTCAAATTACCATAAATCTCTTTGTAAGACGGCATACGCATATGATATAAATGGAAGTCCTTTAAATATTTAAGGACTTCATCGTGACGTGATACCCCGCGCGCCATTTATCCTCCGAACAAAATGGACAATACTGAGTAAATTATGCCAAGACTGGCAAAAATAGCTACACCTTTGATTGCTTCTTGAATAATAAATAGAGTGGTGGGCAACTGTTCAAAATCCATCGCTCATTTCTCTTATCTTCTTTCTTACGTCCTCGCGGACCACTTCACAAACATTACCAGATTTAGTTGATGTAGACAAGAATATCTTTCTGGTTTTGTTATTATAATAAATTACTCCGCATATATGTCGGGTCCGATGAACAAAATCTATGGAAGCTCCTAGCTTTTCAGCTTCTAGCCTAGCTGCTTCTAAATGCTCAAGACGTTTTGGCATTTTATTTTAACTTTGCGGCAGCATGAAATACAGCAGTTACTTTCTTTTCAATAATGGTAGTAATCATATTATCGAGTTTTCGCTCAAGTTTTAGTTCATAACTGCGAAGTTCTCTAGCAAAAGTTTCAGTTGCCAATTGATCAGCTTTCTTTTCGTTAAATTTTTTAATTTCATCTTCAACAGCAGACTTGATAACTCTTAAAACTTGTTCAGGAAGATGATATTTATAATTAAGTCTGCTGTTAATTTCAGAAACAGCATTATCATAAATAACTGATTTTTGTTCATTAATTTTACGCTTAAGAACTTCTGCAATTTGAGCAGACGCATTTTTAATCAATTCGATCTCAATTTCAGGTTGAGATTTAAGCATTTCAGTTAGCACAGTAGCGTTAATCAAAATCTTGTTCATTCCATCATTCCTTTCTTTAATAATTAAAAACAGGGGCTTTGTCTGCCCGGTACTATCAATAATCAATCTTCTCCATCAATTCCGCCCAATCATCTTCAGACATAGACCAAGTGACCATATTTTCGGTATCATCAATCTTTTCTTCAGCATAAGCCTTTTCAACCAAGGCTTTCAGGTGCTTCTTCAGATTGTCCCTAGGAGCCGCAGACTTGCCCTCTGAGCCGCCTTCCTCACCTTCGGTATCCTTGGGCATAGCTCGCTTGCGACCCTGCGTAGCAGCCACCGCAACCGCCCCTGTAAGCTCTGCAACAGTCAAGGCAACATCGCCGTTATGCTTCTTGAAGGTATTCAGCACCATTGAAGCAGAAGCCTTGCCTTCGGTAATGAATTTCTGAAGCACCAGCGGTAAAGTCAGCAATTCAAGCAACTGACTAACGCGCCCGCCAGAGATACCAGCCTTAAGCGCAATATCTTTCTGTGCCCAACCAAGAGCAATAAGCCGTTTGAAAACGTTGGCTTGCTCAATGCCGGTAAGCGGTTTGCCTGAATTGTGAACAATTTGGCTGAAAATCCTATCAGCTTCATTTGAGTGGCGATCTTCAACCATCACCGGAACGGACTTAATTTCCACGCCAGCATTAACAAGCTGCATAACAGCAGCCAATCGGCAATGGCCGTCCGTTACATAGACAACATCGCTTTCCATATAGCAAACCAGCGGCTTTTTAACGCCAATTTCTTTAATGGAAGCAGCAAGCTCATTAATATGATTAGCGTTAGCCGGATCAGAAGCATCCCGGCTATTCCAATCTGCTTTAACTTGGATCAGCTTGGGATCAAGCCGATAAAGATCAGACCGACCTTGAGCAATGTTTTTGATAGCCATTTGAGAATTTCCTTATTTGAGCGTACCGGGTTGGTACAATTTAATCATTAAACGGGTAGGGATTGATTGTCAACACCTACCCGCTATTATTTTTAATTATTTAGGCAATTGGCTGAAAGCTCTTTCTGCTACAATTCGAGGAACATTAATTCCGCGCCAATTATAGGCAAACTCGCCGTTGTTTCGAACAATAACTTCCAGCCAGTATTTACCAAGCTTCTTGCTGCAAAAACAATCAGCTTCACCCTTGGCAGTTTCTTCCATTTCCTCAAGAGTAGCTGTATTCCATCCAGTAAGAGAGTTTGTCATTTGCCAATCTCCTGTTGCCGACAATCATCCTTATATACGGTTGATTTGGACAGTCAACTAGTATTTTGAAGCATCTTTAATTATTTAAGCTAATTAAGTGTAAATATTCTCCAATAATACTTTCAGCAGCATCCGCACAATAAGCGCAAGAGCCTCTATCTTCATTACTATTAGTACAATCTGACTGCTCACAAGCTATTTTATACAGTTTGGTTAGAATTTCTCTATCTACTGTCTTAATATATTCTTTCCAATCCTCAGTCATTTCAAATACCTCACTCCACCTTGCCCAACCGGCCTATCAAACCTAGCACTAGCACCAGCCGAATGCCCCATTCGAGCCGCATTCTGATCTACTTCGCGACCGCGACCACGGCTTTTTACCAAACTTAGCCCCATTTCCTTAACAATAAGTTCCTGCCTTTTAGCCCAATCAATAGGAGCAAGCTCTTTTAGCTTCTCATTAATCCGAGCAGTACAGCCTACAACAAAAGAAGCAGATGTATGATTACTATTACCAAGATGCTTCTTAGCTCTATCACTTTGGTACTGGCGCAAGGCTCGCATTACAAAGCGTTGAAGCGTATCCAATAGCCAAGTTGCGAAAAGAATATCGCTTTCTTTACCAGCGAAGTTAGTTACTTTTTCTCTGTCTCGAAACGCCTTGCAATTGGTAAATTTGCCCACATTTACAGACAAATTTCGCTTAATTTCATACGGATCAGAAGGAGCAGTTTTGAAGATTTGCGCTTTCTCAGCCTGATTAAGTTCACTTTCATCAATGTTATAAGTAGCCATTAATTCCCGCGCCTTAGCTAGCGCAGTCATGGCTTCTTCTTCGGTACAGCCGTTATCCATAGTCTTAGCCAAGATAGCCTTGACTTTTTCAAGCATCTTCTTACGGCTATCTTGCATTTGGCTGTTCCTCTGTTTCCTCCTTTCTATACGTTTAATTATTTAAGGTCAACACCTTTTTAGGTAGTCTACAATCAAATCTCTAGCCCCTTCCCATGACCATTGAACGCTAGTCATATAGCCTACTGAGCTAAGATACTGTAACCATTCATCTTGTTCAATACTAGTTTTATTCTTTCCCGCCTTTAGTTCAATAAATAAACCAGCAAAATATTTTGTTGGGAAAGGCAACATCAAATCCGGTACACCAGCTTTAACACCTTGCGCCTTAAGCTCTACAGCTTCTCTAATGTGCCTTGATCCACCATTAGGAATATGCACTAACCATTTGAGTTGTGGGTAAGTATTTTGATTTAAAGCTGCCCACACCATTAGAGCCTTCTGTTGCGAGCCTTCGGATTTGCCAGCAATCATTTCTGGCGTAATGAGGCTTCCAATCTTCTTTGGTGTTGGGGTTAAAGGAGGCGGATTTTTCCAAGTCATTTTAAACAGAATACCGCAACAGCAAAAAACCCCATATTAATAAACTTAGTTCTTGCTCTTGCTCCTTCTGGTAATTCATCTTTTTGAATTACAGTAGCAAGCAAAGCTATTTCTCCTAATACTGCATGTATTAAACAATACCAACCTATAATTTGAACAATCATTAATCCCTCTCCTTCGGCGCAATCCCGCCTTCTGTTATAATTTTAGATATAATAAGACGCACCAGCGATCATTTCAGGCGTAATAACTTTACTGGGCTTAGGCTTAGTTGGCTGTAGAGGGGGAGGGTTATTCCAAGTCATTTGTTTAAAACTTTCCGAGCTAAACAACCGCTACAATCATCTGAAAAAATTCTATCATCTTCTCTGCAATAGCCTTCGCAATATTCTTTAGCGTATCTTTGCAACGCTTCCTCCAACTCTTTAATCCTAGCTATTAATGCGCTTCCTGTTGGGTTGCTCATTTAAATACCCACACAATGATTAAAGTTAAACCTATACCAGTAACAATCGAACCTAAAATACCTTGTGGATTTTTAACAAATATAAATAATCCTAACAGACATAGAATTATGGCTAACCAAATCATGATTTCTCCAAATCTTCGCACATTGCGTAAACTGCTGAATAGACCAATAACCAATCGTCATCTTCAAAAGTAGCCGCCATAGCTACAAATGGCTTTAAGCCTTGTTTCATTAAAACTTGAACTAACTGATATTTATCAATAAATTCTTTTGCTTTAGGTGTCATTCCCGCTCCTTTGGTTTAATCTGGCCTTCTAATACAATTTTGCTAATAATATTTACCTTCAATATCTCCAACGCTGTTATTATAGCATAAGCTGAACCACCAGCCATAGCAATTTGCATTTCAGGTTCACCATCGTTATTGATCATTACAAAAACTAGCGAGCAAACTTCTCCATCAGCATTAGCTAGAACTAATTGTTTAATTGCATCTTCTACTGAAGCTTTGCTAGTCATTGAGGATAGCATCTATTATTGCGTAATAAGCATCTTCAATGCCACCGGCAATAATGCCTTCCTTAAGCCTAAATTTATAATCTTCTGGTAAATCACTCCACAAATCTTCTAGTAGTGGAATTAAATTTTCATTATATTTATCATAAACAGCCTTAGCAACTCTCTCAATCATTTCTTGATCAGGCATTTACATTTCTCCATACAATATAAAATCTTCCATTTTCTTTTGCATTTCTTTATTCATTTTCCAATACAATCGACGGATAGCTTTGTTTTTAATTTTTAAATATACTTGCGCCATATCTTTACGAATTGCTAGTCTGGCTTCTTTGTAAGATACCGGCTTTATCTTTTGAAAGCAATCATCGCAGACTAGCGCACAATCTTTGTCCTCATAACCAATACCAAAAATCAAATCTCGCTCTTGGCGAGCTTCTTCATCAGACCAACTTTTTTCAAAGGTCTGTTCACACATTGCACAAGTATAAGATTGCATTAGCCGTTATCCTTGCCCTGCACCATGACTTATGACGTATCCAAAAGACTTCAGGATAACTATTTTACTTCCCGGTGAAATTCGGAAGCAGATGACCCTAATGCTAGCCAATTCAGGAGTGATACGCCAAACTTACAGCATTATAGCAATTAAAGCCGTAATGCTTATTAGAAGCAATGCTGTTTCGCGCGTCATTAATATTTATCCCATAACGTACTAACCCATAAATAAGTAAGACCTGCTGCTGGTGGAATAAATAGCAAAAATATTTTTGTACCCCCTTTACTAAAACTAATCCATATACAAATACTTATAAATACGAAACACATCCATATCATTATCAAATTTGCTACTATCATCGAACCTTCAAATGCAGCGCTAAATCCTATCACATAAGCCAAACAAACACAAGACACAATAAAAGATATCAACAATAAATAATTTATTTTAGATTTGTGTTTCCGTTCTTCTTCTCTCAATCTATCGTTATCTCTCTTAATTTGCTCTTGATAATTCATTTAAAATTTCCTCTACAATTTTTAAAGTTCTTCGCAATCATATCTCTCGAACTTCAGCATTGAATTGGTCTATGTATTTATTTAAAGATGTTATTTCTTGTCTGATCCATTGAGGATTGGCAAGATAGGAATTTACTGTGGGCATTAATCACCTATAGCTACAGCATGATATTTCTGTTGCAAAGCTTATGTAATATAAATTCATTCCCTACTTCTCCCCACATTCAACACAATAAACCTTATACCCCATTCCGTCAACATTCCATTTTACTTTCCAGCCTGCATCCGCTCTGCGTTGATTTAATTGTGCAAAGCTTTTGGTATGAGGATCAAATATGTTTTGACAACCTTCACATTGAAAATATAGGTAGGCTTGATCATCCACTAGATTAGAGCCTTGTTTAGTTAAATTATTCCACGCTTTTTCACTAACAGGAGCAGCTTCTTCAATCCAAGGAGTTTTATTATTTATATCGCGCAACGGGGTTAAATCTATATTACCTTCTTTATCAACCTCGCAAATAACCATTCCATCAAATTTTACAGCAGGCCAATCTGCATTGGCACTGTAAGTTATAGTAGTTTTTTCTGTTTGAGACTTAGGCCACTCCTTACCCCATCCATCATCTTTAATCATTTGTTTTGTCTCCCGATGGAAACCGGCTCCTGCGCCGGGGCCTCATGGGAGCTTGCGTCAGGTCCGGTCATGGCCTTTCCCCATTAATCTTCAACCAAATATTATCTGTTGTTTCTTTAACAAAAAAATACTTAGCATCTTTCATAGTAATATGAGTGTCGGGAGTTTTATCGGATTTTTTAATTGCTAAAATATTATCGACATTTAAAATTATGGGGATTGTTGAACCGTTAGAATAAACCTCAGTGAGTTTTAAAAATTTATTCATCCCTCGCGCTCCACGTTAATTAGTGTGTGCTTGCCCCAAATAGGATGACGACTAGAGCCATTACCTAACACAACCTTAACCTTATTGCTAGGCCAGCTAATAGAAGACCTAACAATGACCACTTCACCACTACCCACAATATCACCGGGCTGAAGGTGTTGAGCTTGGACTTTGAGTTTCATTTCTTTCCCTCATCCATTTCATTGCAGCCATTCTAAAGAAACCAGAACGAGTTAATCCATGTTCTTTACAATAAGCATCAATAGCTTTTAAAGTTTCAGCTTTAATTGTTATATTAATGCGCGCCATCATCACTCACATCCCTCTCAGCCACATAAACTTAGGCATTTCAGGCTGAGCCAATTGGCAGGCTACAAACCTATCAGTTTCAATCTTATTATACACGCGGCGTAGGCCAAATTTAAAAGCTTCAGCGTAACTAATACGCTTAGCTGCTACCATTGCTCTAGCTTCAGCGTGAGCCGCTTTAAAGATTTGTGATTTGGTCATTGTGTGTCCTTTGCTATAACTACTCCTATACGTTAATACAGGAGCAGTCTACGGATTAATTATTAAAGTCAAGAGGAATGCGAAGAAGGGCTAAGGTCGCATTCCCATTTTACCCCTACTGAGCCTTTCGGCATTGCCCTAGTAACAACCTTGCTAGTTTGCGCCGATGCCATTCTAGCAAGGTAGCGCCTCTATGCATCCTGATTATTTGCCTAACAGGTAGCTCACAAGCGCCTAAGCATTAACTATCAGCCTTGGTATTGCGTTTTGTAACCTTTAATCATTGCTACATAGAGGTAGTAAAGTTAACGAGCATCAGCCAATACAAAATTAGTATCTTCCAGCTTCTCAGTGGAAAGAAATACAGGATTGCTGTATTTAGTAACAGCTTCATCATAAAGCCGCTGAGCAAGTTGATTGACTACAACGCGAGGCTGATTAGTATCAAGCTCTATTACAATTCTGTATCTCATGCTTGCACCTTCTGATACTTCCTAACCGGCTGCTTAACAGCCTTACCAGCAGGCATTCCAGCCCGAAGCCTCATGTAGAGGGTCATGTAAGGAATGTTTGCAGCTTCAGCAGCAAGCCGAATAGAACGAAACTGCTTCTTCTTGTTTCCAAGTGTTTAAATTCTACGTTAAACATCTTGTCTCTCCATCTGTTACTGTTCTTCTATACGGTCCATCTACAATGTCAACAGTTATTTTAAATTATTTTATTCCTTCTCTATGAAGGCATCATCAATCCTATCAACTTGTTTCCAACCTTTAGCCTTGCGTTGAGAATTACGCTTAATCAAACCCATATCACAACAATGAGCGCAACGATTAGTATGAGGAACTTCGCGAAAACTTAAGAAACCTACAATCTCAGAAGCCATGAACTGATACTTGTCACGGCCATTACTCCGAACTTTACCATTCCCAATAGAACGTAGCGAGCAAATAGATTTAGCAATTTCTTCAGTCCTAGCATTTCCGCGAAGATGAATTTTGCGCTGCGCCATTTGCTTAATTCCTTCTCTCTGACAACCTTTCTACACGGATCAATTAGTCCTGTCTACTATTATTTTAAATTATTTTATATTGCACTGCACAAATTTAAGCGTCACAATCAAATTCCTTCAATTGAAGCTTAACCAATTCTTTAAACGTCCGCTTCCTAAGCCTCTCGTAATACTGGCGCGAAGTTTGTGCATTACTATTTAAATAATGTTCACACATTTCTATTATGTAGCGTAATTCCCCTTGGGCTATCATTTTAAATGCTCCTGCAAATACAACATCAGTAAATGAGCTTAATATCAGCAAAGTATGGCAACCATGCTCAAATATTAAATCATTTTCCTCATCAAACTTAATAACGTGAATATAGCCGCACTCTTCACACTTAAATTCTAATTCTTTCACACTCATTTCTTTAACTTCCTTATTTCAGTAGCTGATATAATAGCATTTTAAGGCCCGTCACGATTAGCTTGATCTACGCAATGCGCAGCCGCTTCTATCGCTTCATTCCAGATTTCTCTATACAAGACGCTTTTTGCTGTCTTACCTTCATTTCTTCCACCGCCATAATTTATGCTCACATTACTTTCATTCCGCATTTCAATCGCCTCTTTATGCTGGCAACCTAGATCGTGACATTTCTCAAGCCAATGCGGACATTGTGATAGTATAGGGCAGACGTATTGTTTGCCCACAATATTACTATCACACCTTGGGCACATTATAGTTTCATTCTGAGTATCACATTTTGGACAGTAGCAAAGTTGGTAATGGCTGATCATCTTTAATTCTCCTCTTAGATTTTCTAAAATCGCCTCTAAAACGTAAGTCTTTGTTTTTACTCAATATCTATATATCTAATAATATCTAATAAGGAGAGAAACAACATATATGTGACTTACATCACAGAGGGAGTGAGAGAGTAACCCCTATTAGATAATTAGAAACGTTAGATTTCGTCTATCTAATAACAATTTCAAGCACTTAGCTATTAGATTTTTGCGTTAGAAACGGCCAAATATCTAACAGCCCTAATTATTGATCCTCTAAAATAGACAAATCTTTAACCACAAAGCACCGCTGAGAAGTCCCATATTTTTCACTAGCCCAAACTTTACCAAGCTCAGAAATTCTATCACTATCAACTAATGTTTGGATTGCTCGTTTCATAGCAACAGTTGCGCCAGCGCGATCTAAACGAAAAACGCTAGCAGCAGCTAAACGCTTATTCAAATACACATAAGGAATAACTTTATCATCATGAAGCTTTTGAGACTTAACCTGAAGATATTTTTCAACCTTACTAAAATCAGACCTGATATAATCCTTAATCACTCTAATAATTTCTTTAGATTGTTTTATCTCATGAGAAGTAGAGCCAATTTCACCACTCTCAAAACGAGTAGACAAAATACGAATATCAGTTTGAACTAAATTAATGGCCCAATTTACATATTCAATTTTAACTTCAGGCTCAATCATATTAACACCAACAGCTATTAAAGCTGAAAGCCTTAGCACTTTCATATGTGCTCTATTCCACAACTCAGCAACAACATCATCACGAGCAGAATTAATTTTAAGGTCAGCCAGCTTATCAAACTTACGTAAAATATTAGCCGCAGCGTCATCACATTGAATATTAATAACACGGTTTCCAGACATAACAGTTTCGCATTGAGCTATCAAAGATGCAAATTTTTCAATCAAACTAAAAGACGGTTGAATTAAATAAGCATTCTCATTGTTAGCCACTCTTTCTCCATCATAATCAATAATGAGAAAACGCGGCAATAATCCAGCAGCGATCATATCTTCAGTCAAAGCCCCATAAAATAATTTGTGGGTACTTTCTCCTAAAATAGTAACAGCAGGAGCTTCAGTAACACCAACGCTATCTTCTCTTTTTGAATAAATAGAAGCTTGCATTGTTTGCCCATAACCAGATTTATTGTATAAATCTAGCAACAGTTTATAAAGCATTTTATCGGCTGAGTTGGCATAAGGTTGACTGATACGATCAATCGTAATACCAAATTCACCAATAACAGATACAAAACAACGGGAAGTGTGATTAATATATTTAACCAAAGCTTGGCCGGAATTAATATCACCGGGACCGCGAAACCCCGTAGAAGTTGGTACTCGCATTTTAACAGCGTTCATTAATTTATCTATACCTAACGCCGCAGCTTCTTTACCGCGTCCTGTTTTAGCTAATACTAACACATATTGATTTAATCCTGTACCGTTAATGTTATAAGCTCTACCAACAATGCCAGCCATTAAACCAATAGCAGCGGCTAATGCTATTTCAGGTACAGGGCGCGGAGCTTGAGCATAAACAAATTGGGCTATTTCACCTAATAATCCGGGGGGAGGATTGGAAGCGGCACTAAGATTTGAACTTAGGTTCTCAGCGTCAAAGGCTGATGACTTAACCGGGCTAGTCGATACCGCCAAATTTAATTCTAACTGATCCTTAGCTAGCTTTAATTCTAAAGCATTCTTCATCCCATCAAAATCAATTGGTGGAAGCATACGGTCGAAAGACCGGCTAATCATTCCTGATACGTAATCGACCCTTTTAGCCTTATCTCTAAATCCAAGGCTTGAACTTCTGAATATTCTTGTGATTTGATTTCTGTTTTGAGTATAGAAGCTAATAATGTCGATAAGCGCAAAATCTGCTTCGCTTTGACTGGTATATAAGTCTTGCCAGTCACCTTTGAACAAACGTGCAAATCTATCGCCATTTGTTGCATTTGTAGCTTTGGTAATAATTTCTTCATCGCTATAATTTTCCTTTTCATCCCCTCTATATAATGACTGAGCAACAGGGCCACTACCCATTTGCTCCCAAAGCATTGTAAGTTGGCTTTGATAGTCTGCGATAGAAGAATTATTATGTACGTTGCCAGTCATTGTAGCATAACGCTGGCTTGAATATATCTCTACTTTAGACCGTCGCCTTCCAGCTAATACCTTGCCCTTAACGATAATATGCAAGCCCATACCTGAAGGAGATACTTCAGAATAACTATTAAATTCATGAGCTATTTTTAAGTGCGTGGCTAATATTGCTGCATCCCCGTTAGCATTGTCCAAATCAATGAAGCTGTAAGGGTCCATATCGCTAAACACAAACCCGATGCCGATATTAAGATCAGATTGAGCTTTGACAACAGCATCAAATGTATTCCACGTATTAGGATTAGTAACATCTGCCAATGCTCCGTTGACTTGATATGGTACTTTACCCTCTCGCCAGCATACCCATTGTTTGAGTAACCGTAGCTCAAGCGGTATGTTGGCGAAGTTAGCATTACTCATTACTATACAGCCAGCTGAGACTTATTTAAATATTCATAAAGCTTCTGTACAGTATTAACACCCGGATTAATGCTTTTACCCCTACTAAACAGGCATAACCACTCATAGTTAACATTTAACTCTTTAGCTATTTCTTTTAAACTTTTTTCTCTTTGACTATTTAATAAGTGGATAGTCTTATCTCTTAAAGAAGTGGCAGTGTTCTCTCCAAAAGGAAAAAACAATTTACCTTCATTCTTTTTTGCTCCACTACGCCTACCAATTAAAGAATTTAAAGTAGGCTGTAGTTCTTTAATTTTTTGATGTTCTTTTGGTCCTAGCCAATGAACTTCACAAGCCTCATACTCAATAGTTATACCATCTTTCACAAAAAATTCTTTTTTATGATGGTTTCTAAATCTAGTACGCAGTCGAATAGTACTACCTACATATAGTACTATCTCTCCATCTTTAACTATGTAAACTGCCGAAATATCCGGTAAGTCATTCAAATTCTTATATAATATTGTGGGCAAGTGAACAGTCCTTTGCTTTTTGAAGCAAGATGCCTCACAATAAAAAATATGGCAAGGTAAAATTTACTCTTGACGCATGATTTTTTCCCTGCCATGCTTGAACCTATCGGCGGATCAGAAAATAATGGAATGAGAGAATATGAAAAATATTAGTATAACGGTTAATCCAAACGCTATAACTTCGCTAGCTCCTCCTATGCTGCAACCTTTAGCGCCGGGACAGCAATCATATCCAACACCCAAACAAGTCTATTCAGTTTCAGCAAGCATTCAATTTGATGATGAAGTTGAGGCTATAGCTTATAGCATTGACTTAATCCAATTTATAGCCAAGTTTCAAATTGATATAGCAAAGGATAAATAACTAATGCCTGATATCCGCGACGTTCTAAAAGGTCTATCCCATGACGATAGAGCCTTATATGCCGAAGTTCGTATGGTAATGCGCAGAGCCTATCTCGCTGCTCATGCAAAGCTACTCCCAATTGATCAATATTCAATTGAAGATGACGCCTTTTGCGATTTGATTGATATTAAAGTAGCTACACTTTTTGATAGGGCTGGCGTATTTGATGCATCAACCGGCAATCTTCCAACTGAAGAAGCTGCTAAGATTGAGGCTGATGTTAGAGTAGCTGGCGAGAGTGCGGCTACTAGGATGATGAAGCAGCCGTTAATACAACAGCCTAATAATGGGGGATGGGGTAAGCAATGAGCGAACACGATATAAATTTAATAGTTTATGCTGTAACTTTTATGTTGTGCTGTTTTGGATTTGCGGCTATCATTCAAGCTTATGCAAATGTTTTGTATAATAGATGGTTGAATGCTCCGCAAGAGGATGACAAGCAATGAATTGGCCTAACTCTAGCCTCGATGCTCCACTAGCCTCAACTAATCAATGGCCTAGCGCCAATCCTCTTGATGCCATGTCAGAGGATCAATTGTTGATGCTATGGCAAGAGAAGAAAGCAGCTATTGAAGCTGCCAAGACTGAGGAAATGGATTTACGAAAGTACATTGTAAGCAGAGCGTTTCCAGCTAAGACTGAAGGAATGAACAATAAAGAGCTTGGTAATGGGTATCAGCTTAAGGCGGCCATTAAATACAACTATACTCTAGCTGATAACGATACCGTTGAAGCTACATTAGAGAAGCTATCAGGTCTTGGTAATGCCGGTTCTGCTATTAGTGATAGGTTAGTGTCGTGGAATCCAAATTTTTTGCTCACAGAATATCGACAGTTGCAAGAGGATAAAGAAAAGGGTAGTAAGTTTGCTGATGATGCTTTAAAAATCATTAACGAAATGTTAACTATTACTGAAGCTGCTCCTACGCTTGAGATAAAACAGCCAAAGGTGAAAAAATGAACTGGATACTTATAGCAATTACATCTGGAATGTTGATGACTAAAGGATTTGATACTGAAGAAGCTTGCTTAGGCAGGAAAGCCATGTTAGAGAAAGATAAAATTACCAACTCTAAATGTATTGATATGTCTCCTAAAATGTTTTCTACAGGAAGCGGCACCCTGTTTTGTAGCAATGGAATTTGTTAGTAGGTGAAGAAGAAATGAACATGAAAAAGCCTAGAGAAATTAAAAGGCGTTTACCTAAAATTAAAAATAAAGGTTGTGTGATTAAAAATTCAGATAGAGAAAGGGCTAGGCGTAAACGCCAAATTGCTAAAGGTCAATTAAAAGTTGAAAATGGATTAGCAATATAATGGATATGCGCGATTTAAAAGCTGCAGGAGAACACGCACAAAACTTTGGGTGCAAAACAATAGTATACGGGCCAACAGGTGTAGGAAAAACCCCAATTCTAAATACTGCTCCGCGTCCTGTATTACTCTCCATTGAACCGGGCTTGCTATCAATGAAAGGCTCAACTATCCCAACATTTGAAGCCCATACTTCACAACGTATTGATGAATTTTTTAAATGGTTCTTCAATTCAACCGAAACCAAAAACTTTGATACATTAGGCGTTGATAGTGGTAGCTATATGGCTGATGTTTATTTACAAGCAGCTTTAAGTGGTAAAAGTAATTCTGGTAATAAAAAGCATGGTATGGCTGCTTATGGCGAAATGGCGACTAATACTATGGAACATTTGCGGACTTTATTTTATACTCGCTACAAGCATGTATATTTAATTTGCAAAGAAGAGATTGCTGATTTAGAATTTCAATCTGTACGGCGTCCTTACTTTCCCGGTAAAGTTTTAAATATTGATGTGCCGTTTCTATATGACTTTATCTTAAGACTTGCTAAAACTAATGTTCCGGGGATGGCTGGCGAGCAATTAGCATTTCAATGTATCGGTAATATGAATATAACGGCTAGAAATAGAACTGGTAACTTAAATGAGTTTGAAGAACCAAATTTTTCAAAATTGGTTGATAAAGCTATGAACGCTCCGCCATTGGTGAATTATTATGGGTAGCAAACTTATAGATGTTGCAGCAGAATTACGTCATGAAACAGATAGTGCGTATCTGCTTTATGATGGTAGATCAGAAATTAAAAAGGGAGACACTGTTAAAAGCGAATTAAGAGTTTGGGTTCCTAAATCTCAAGTTGAAGATAATGGAGACGGTACTTATGCAATACCAGAATGGCTTGCTCTAGAGAAAGGATTTATTTAATGCAAACCAAAGCAGTAAATCTAACAGAAGATGAAATTGAAAAGCTAATAGCTTCTTATGGCATGAAATTAGCTAATACTACCACTGATCATATTATGGAGCGTTTAAACTACCTCCACAAACGTCTAAAAGCTTTCAAAGAAGTTGAGCTAACAGAAGTTAAATCAGCCAATACAGCAGCAGGATGGGGTACAGATAACAATGCCTAAATTCACTAAAGCTCATAGAGAAGCTTTAAGCAAAGCAGCTAAGGCTAGATATGCTAAGAAAGGAAAGAAACGTGGACGCAAGCCGGGAGTTAAAGTAGGACTGTATAAGAAGCATAAGCCGAGTAAGGCTTATTTGGAATCGTTGGCTGAGAGCCTTCCTCAGTATGATCCTAAACTTCCTTACACTCCTGCACCTTTATCCTTGTGTGGGCAATTGGAAGATGCTATCCTCTTATTTGAGAACCGTATCTCAAATGCTATCGCTAAAATTAACAGTTTGATGTAAAGGAAAATAAAATGCATCCAAGTACATTTGAATATTTAAAACCTACCGATGATCAAATTGCAGATATGAATAGAGTTAGAAAAGCTGCTGCTGATTATTGTGCAGTTTTAGAATTAAATCTTCCTGAAGGTCCAGATAAGACTTTCATTATCCGTAATCATCGTAGCAACGCTATGTGGGCTAATGTAGCCATCACTCGCTTGCCTGATGGTACTCCTAGGACATAAAATGTTTAAACAATATCGCAGAACACAAATCGCTGAAATGCGTCCTTATATAGAGAATGAACAGCTATATGATGTTAGCATTTCTAAGCCTGATTTAGAAGCAGGTTCACCAAAAATAGGAGATATGATAGCCCGTAATCCCAAAAATCATGCTGATATGTGGCTGGTAGCTAAACAATATTTTGCAGACAACTTTGAGGAACTAAACTAATGAAAATGAACGGAGTTTTCAACGCCAATCAATACGAACCAAATCAAGGAATGTCGGGCCATCCCCCGGCTTTAAAAATTCCTTTTACAATTACTAATACAGCAATTGTAGAGAACAAGTCTAAGGATGGTGGATTTTTTCAAGTGGAATTAACTTCTCCGCTTGGAACACAAATCCAGCGTTATAATATCTGGAATAAAGAGCCTAAAGCAGTAGAAATTGCTCACGGGCAACTATCAGCACTTTGCCGCGCTACCAACATTTACCAAATCGATTGGCAGAATGAAGGTGCTGCTTTGCGTGGTGGTAAAGGTCTGATGGATGTTGGCTATCAGAAAGGTGAAGAACCGAGCGAAGCTAAACCTCAAGGCGGTTATACCGAACTTAAGAAAGTATATGATCTGGCTGGCAATGAGCCGGGTAAGGGTAATACTGCTCCCGCTCAACCGCAACCCAATGGCCCTACGCCGCAAGTACAGCAGCCGGGAGGGGGATGGGCTAGCCAGCCTCGACAGAACCAAAACCCTAATCCAGCGCCCGCTAATCAAGCTGGCGGGGCATGGCAACCGGGAGGTAATGCTCCTGCTGTTTCCCCGCCTTGGGGGTCGAGGGGTTAACCACTAAGAAACTAAAAACAAACTGCTCTGCTAGTGAACTCCCCCTGTAAGCTAGCAGAGCTTTTTAATAGGTGAACTTTGCTAGACTTAACAAAACAATCTGATCGTGAAAAGCTAGAAGATTTTCTTAAAGAAGATATTAATGAATTTTGCACTGATTACTACGAACAAGGCCACCGCGATCATTTAGGCGCTTCAGAGCTAGGCGAGGAATGTTGGAGAAAATTGTGGTATTCGTTTAGGTGGTGTAAACAAGAACGCTTTGACGGTCGCATGATGCGATTATTTAATGTGGGGCACTCCGCAGAACCTAGATTTGTTACTTATTTAAGAGGTATTGGTTTTGAAGTTAAAGAATTTGACGAGAAGGGTAAACAATTTCGCATTGAAGGAGCTATGGGGCATTATGGTGGTAGCTTGGATGGAATGTGTAAAGCTCCAAGCAGATATAAATTGTCAGAAGATTTGGTATTTCTCCTTGAAATGAAAACTAATAATACTGGTAGCGGATTTACAAAAGTATCTACAGAACCATTGAGCAAATCCAAACCCCGCCATTTTGCTCAAATGTCGCAGTATGGGCAAAAAATGGGATTAAAATATGGGCTTTATATTATTGAAAATAAAAATGATAGCGATTTAATTTTTAAAATTATTGAATTAGATTGGAACCTTGGAAGCCAATTAGAAAAGAAAGCTAACGATATTATTTTTTCTAAAGAGCCTCCACCGCGAATTTCTGAAAATCCTGCTTTTTTTAACTGCAAGTTTTGTAATTTTACAGATATATGCTTTAATAATGCTAAGGTAGAAAAAAATTGCCGCTCTTGTCGTAATGCAACTCCAATAGCAGATGCTAAATGGCATTGCGCTATTGCTGGGTATGAAATTCCCGAAGCTGTAATTAAAGAAGGATGCCCCCAATGGTTGCCGATTTAAAATGATCCAACTTCGTTCCTATCAACAGGAAGCATTAGACGCACTCTACAATTACTTCCTTACCCATCATACGGGTAATCCCTTAATTGCACTTCCAACTGGTACAGGTAAGTCTGTTCTTCCTGCTGCTTTTATTAATGGTATTCTTCGACGTTGGCCTAATCAACGTTTCGGAATGATCACTCACGTTAAAGAATTAATTCAACAGAATGCAGATGAACTTTTACAATTGTGGCCCGAAGCTCCACTTGGTATTTATTCTGCTGGTCTTAAGCGTAAAGATATAGCCCATCCGATTATCTATGGAGGGGTTAGGTCTATGGTAAAACATCCAGATTGGTTTGGTCGATTTGATATAATTTTTATTGATGAAGCTCATTTATTATCGGCTGATGCAGAAAGTGAGTATCAAACACTCTTAGGATATTTAAAACTGGTAAACCCATCCCTGAAAATTGTGGGCATGACTGCTACTAAATACCGCATGGGGATGGGGCTTTTAACTAACAACGGAATTTTTACAGATATAATTTACGATAAAACTACACTAGAAGGATTTAATGAATTATTAGCTGCTGGTTATATGGCTCCTTTAATTCCGCTCCGAACTAAAACAGAATTAGATGTTTCTGATATATCTGTTCAAGCTGGTGAATTTGTTCAAACTCAACTACAAGGAGCAGTCGATAAAGCTCCTATAACTTATAAAGCTTTACAAGAGTTAGTACATGCCGGGCAAAATAGGAAAAGTTGGCTTATCTTCGCGTCGGGTATCGAACATGCTGAACACATTGCAGAACAACTTGGAGCGTTTGGAGTTGATTGCGCGCCGGTCCACTCGAAAAGGCCAAATGATTATAACGATGAAGCAATTAAAGCATTTAAGAAAAATGAGCTTAGAGCTATCGTTAACTACGGTAAACTTACAACTGGTTTCAATCATCCCGAAATAGATTTAATTGGAATGCTTAGGCCAACTCTTAGTGTGCCGTTATGGGTACAGATGCTAGGAAGAGGAACTAGACCGGCTAAAAAAGATTGCCTTGTATTGGATTTTGCTCGCAATACTCCAAGGCTAGGTCCAATCAATGATCCTCAAATTCCCAAGATGAAAAAAGGGGATATTGGGGAAATGCCAATTAAAATTTGCGAAAGCTGCGGTACTTACAATCATATCTCTGCTAGAACTTGCTGTAATTGTGGGGAAGATTTTTCCTTTCAAGTCAAGTTAGTTTCTAAATCTGGTACTGATGAATTAATTAAAGCTGCTATAACAGAACCAACTCCGATTGTAGAAACTTTTAATGTTTTAAATGCGACTTATGTAAAGCATCAAGGAAAGACTGGCAAACCTCCTACAATCAAGGTAACATATTTTACCAGTGGTTTAGCTTTTAAAGAATATATTTGCTTGGAACATTCGGGAATGGCTGGTAAGATGGCTAGAGATTGGTGGAGACGTAGGATTGCAATAGAACCTCCAGCAACAGTAGATCAGGCTTTAGAGCATATTGCCAAGCTAAAAGTGCCTAGGTTTATCAGAGTGCATGTTAATAAAACTTATCCAGAGGTAATTGGATGCGAATTTTAGATGTATAAACAACCCAAACCAATATTAAGGCAAGAAGCATGGCTAACTCTTAATTCAGCCTTAGTACATCATATCACTACAGCAGATATTTTTCAAAATTGTTTAAATTGTATGAATTGGGATTTAGCTGGCGATAAGTGTAAAAAGTATGACGCAAAGCCGCCAGCAGAAATTATTGTGCATAGTTGCCCTGAGTACGTCGATGGAATGGAGATACCATTTTAGGAATTAAAATGCAAAAATTAACTGTAGAACAATATGAATATTTAATGGCTAAAGTTAATGAATTAGCTCATTTAATAGATATGGCAAAAGTAGAAAATGCCCCTAATAAAATTATTCAACAATTTGAAAAGAAATTAATGGAACTAGAAAATAGAATTAGTAGCTTAGTTAGTGTGAATTAAATACAGTGCCTCCTAAACCCCGCTCTAAACCTCAACCCTCAAACGCTCTATTAGAAGCATTAAGCTTCTGTAGCGTAGTTTCTGAGAAGCTAGGGGCAAGTTATGAGACACATATTGGGTTACGTAACAATTGGGCTATCGCTTTTAACGGTATTATTGCTGCTGGTGCTCCAATTGTTGAGGATATTCAAATTCATCCCCACACTCTGTTGTTAATTGAGGCTCTTTCTAAATGCGATGAAAACTATTCCTTAACTCAATTAGACAACGGAAGATTATCTATTAAGTCTGGAAAATTCAAAGCTATTGTACCTTGCCTCGATCCTGCGTTAATGCAAGAGGCTAGCCCTGATCCTCAAATAGTTGCAATAGATAATCGTTTTAAAGACGCTGTAGAAGCTGTAGGAGTATTGGCTAGTGAAAATGCACAACACGTACTAACCGCTTCTGTATTGATGAATGGTCAATCTGTAATCTCAACTAATCGCGTTATGCTCCTAGAATACTGGCATGGATTAGACCTGCCTCCTAATATTCCATTACCAAAACAATTTGTAGCTGCATTAATAAAACAGAAAAAAGATTTAACAGGGTTTGGATTTTCTAAAAGTAGTGCTACATTCTGGTTTGGCGATTGTTGGCTAAGAACACAATTGTACTCCGATGAATGGCCTGATGTTAGTTCAATTTTAAATCGTAAAGCTAATCTATGGTCTATTGATCCTTCTTTCTTCAAGGCTCTTGACGCTATTGAACCATTTTCAGAAGATGGTAATGTGTACAGCGATACAAACTTATTAATGTCGCACAGCGAAAATCAAGGGGCTAGTTTTGAAGTAACAGGGCTACCAAAAGGTTTTGTCTATCCGATTAAGCAATTAAAAATTATGCGTCCATTCGCGAAGAAGGTGGATTGGATGGCGAGTGGAGTGCATGATAGTAGTTATTGTTTGGTATTTGAAGGGGACTTGGTTAGAGGAGTTATAAGTGGGAGAATGAAGCATGCCTAGCCTATATCAGCGTAGTAAACTAAAATCGACTAATGTTAAACAACCGACACCAAACAAACATGTTGGAGCTATTACAGATTACGCTAGCCGTAGATATGTAAAAGAAGGCTATCCTATAGAAAAATCTTTTAATTCAATAGACCAAATAAAAGAATATTTAAGCAAACCTAAATTAACTTGCCTACTATGTGGAAATGAATTTAAATGGTTATCTGGAACACATTTTAAAAAAATTCATAATATAACTGAACGAGAGTATAAAGATAGATACAATTTACCATATTCTATTGGTTTGATATGCGAAGAACTTAAAATAAAAAGAACACAAGTCGTAATGAAGCATTATAAAACATCACTAGACGGATCACCTCCACAAATTCAAAAAAATTACAAAGTAAATAAAGGAGTTAGTGCTTATAAGCGATTAACTAGCTCAGCAAATGCTACAAAAACACCAACTCATAATAAAAAATGGCCTCATGAGAAAGGTTATAAGTGCACTTGTGAAGAATGTAGATTGAGAAGAAATGACAATCACAATAAAGCATATAGATTGCGACATGCCCACACAACTAAACTCTGACGGCCTAATCACCCTATCAAAATCCGCTCAGCTTCTCCCTTACGTCGCTCGCTCCTTTCCAGAGCGAGAATATCTTACTGATGCCGAACTTCTAAATAATGTGGGCAAAACATTATTTCTAAACGTAGAAAGCTACCCAAATTATTTTGTCATAACTTTTAAACTTCATCAGACAAACAAATTCTTACATTTGGAAATACCATTTAATTCCAGATTTCTTAGCTGGATAATGAATAATTATAGGACGGTAGGTTTTAACAGTTTAAATTACGATTTGCTGATGATATGGCTTGCTTACAGTGATCAAGATATATCACGTATTAAAGACGCAACTAACGATTTAATTTTAAGAAATATGCGAGAATATGAATTAAAAAAAGAATACTCATTCTTCACTTTTAAAACTAACCATATCGACTTAATTCAAGTAGCTCCACTCAAGGGAAGTCTAAAACTTTATGGAGCTAGGATACATACCAAAAGCATTGAGGATCAGCCATTTGATATTAATTCTGATCTTTCGAAATTTGAGATAGAGCAGTTAAAAGGTTTTAATTGTAATCAGCTTGATATAACCGAGGAACTTTTTAATTTTTGTAAAGAGCGCATTGAATTACGCGAGGCAATGGGTAATGAGTATCAAGAAGATTTGCGTTCAAAATCAGATGCTCAAATAGCTGAAGTAGTTCTTACCAAAGAAGTTGCAAAAATTAATGGAGTAAAACCTAAGAAAATTACTATTGAACCGGGGACTACTTATCGGTATTCAGTTCCAAATTATTTACAATTTCAATCTCCAAATTTACAAGAGCTTTTAAATAAAATTAGAACAGCTAAATTCATTGTAAATGGATGGGGGAAGATAGACCTTCCTAAAGAGCTTGAAACATCAATAAAAATTAATAAAGCTAGCTATAGATTAGGTATAGGAGGGTTACACAGTGAAGAAAAATGTGTTGCTTATGTAGCTACTCCCGAATGTTCGATTGTTGATCGTGATGTTGCTTCTTATTATCCTCGCTTGGTTACAACATTAGGTCTTTACCCTGCTGCTTACGGTCCAGCCTTCTTAGTAGCCTATGAAACTATCATTCAATCTCGTTTAAAAGCTAAAGAAGCTAAACGAAAAACTGAAGCAGCAGGAAAAAAGATTGTTGTTAATGGAGCAGGAGGTAAATTTTCCGATCCTTACTCTTTTTTATACGGTCCCGATTTAACAATTCAAATGACTGTTACAGGGCAACTAGCCTTATTGCTTTGCATTGAAGCTTTAACTCTTTGTGGGTTAGAAGTTATATCAGCTAATACAGATGGTATCGTCACTTTAGTACCAAAAGATAAAGAGGCTGATTATCAACGCTGTTATGAATGGTGGGAAAATACCACAGGCTTTTTTACTGAAGAAACTCGTTATAGCTCTTATTTTGGGCGCGATGTTAACAGCTACTATGCCGTCAAAGAAGGAGCGGCTAATAGAGAGGATGTAAAACTTAAAGGTCCATGGTCCGAAAAAGGTTCGCAATCCGGCACACAGCTAGATACTAATCCTACTAGCTTAATTTGCACTGATGCTATATGTGATTTATTGATTAAAGGAACACCAGTAGAAGAAACAATCCAAAATTGTAAGGATTTCACAAGATTTGTAACCGTAAGACAGGCTAAAGCTCCCGGTGCCCACAAATCAGGAGTGCTGCTAGGAAAGGTAATTCGCTTTTATTATGCCAAGGGAGAAACAGGAATTATACAGTACGTTCAATCAAACAATAAAATTCCTGATACCGATGGAGCTAAACCAGTAATGGTTATGCCTGATAGCTTTCCAGAGGATGTGAATTTTTCATGGTATGTGGGCAAGACGAAAGAAATTTTAGAAGATATTGGCTATCTCCAACGTCCAAAACAATTAAATTTCTTCTAATGATCAATACTGATCACGCTTTAATTTAAAATTGCTCTATACCAAGCAATGCGCTGGTGGTTTTACCCAAAGTTCCCGCCGCTGGAACCAAGGGCGCAAGCATGGCTGCGATCAGAGCTAGCTCGCTCCTATCCTAATCGAGAGTTACCCGCGCTAGACCCTGTTTCGAAGATAGCCCCAAGCGATTTGCAGCCCCTTGGGTAAGGTCGATCACCCGCCCCTTCAGGAATGGCCCCCTGTCATTAACGCGGCAACGGACGGCCTTCCTGCCAAGCCTAACGGTCACGTAAGAGCGGCTAGGGCATATCCCCCGCTGATCCTCAGAAGCGGTACAGAGAGGGCGGGAGCGATGGGCGCAAGTTAGCGCCTTGGCGTCAAAACGCTCGCCAGAAGCCGTCCTATGGTCATTGTAGATGCTCGCAATGCCAATTTCTTCTGGTAAGCGAGCAATTCTAGCGTCCCATTCATCAAAAGCGTGAGCTGGTGTAGTAATTATCAATAATAAGCTAATGTACCTGCTTCTTGTCATCTACACCTAACGCAATTGTATTTAAATTTTCAGCAGCTTTAACTAACTCTTGAGTAGCTTGCTTTAATTTATTTTGGGATATACGGAGTTCTTCTTCTTTTTTTGTGAAGTCTACATCACCAGAACCATTGTCTGCATAGATACGGCGAAACTGTTGAAGAAACCTATCCATTGGATTTATTAGACCTTGTTTCTAAAGCTAAATTTTCTAAAGCTTTAGCTGCATTGTTAGAAGCGGTCGCGCTATCATGAATAGCCCCTGCTATTCTATCAGCAGCAGATATTCGTTCATCATAACTTTCAATTAATTGATTTTCTAGCATCTGAATACGAATATCTTTTTTTGCTTCTCTAGTTTCAGATTTTTGTAGCATTACCCACAATACTATGGATACTACAGCCGTTGGACCCCAAGACTTCAATAGCTCTAAAACTAAATCCACCTTGGGTATTCCAATTCAAGTCAAGTAGCGGGAGGAATAGCAGCATCTTCGGCTAAAGCATTAGTAGCTGCTGCTTCAAATGCTGCATCAATTTGAGTTTCTAAAGCATTCAAAGTAGCAAGCTGGTCAGCCGTAACTAAATTATTGCTCTTGAGAAGCGTAATAACATTCTGAATAAATGGGATTACGCTTTTGTATTCGGTAATTAATAGAGGAACTAAAGCTACCAGACCCTCAATAATTTTACCGATTAAAGTTGCGTTAGCTCCTGCTAACTGCGGAGCAACTTCTTCCAATAGAGTTAAAGCTAGCTGAATGATTTGATCCATTTTTAATTGCCAATGTTGTATTGAGCTAAGATAGCTTTGATGGTATCAGTTGAAGTAGTCAAAGCATCATATAAGCCTTGAGTACCTAACTGGTTAGGATGATCAGTTAAAAATTGAGTTGCGTTATTCCTAGCAACCCTACCAGACCTAATAGCCGGGATAAGTTTAGCAGTTGCTTTAGGATCACGGCAGAACGGAGCATTGATAGGGCATTTCTTTAAAAGAAGATAATTGGTAGCTGATACTTCAACAGCATCAAACGAATTGCGCGCAATATAAATTGCTGCTGGTGATACAGTACCAGTCGCTACAGTTTCAACAGTGGTGATAAAATCACCTATGCGAGTACCCGCACAACCTGATAACGTTAAAGCGATACAAATTATTAAAATCTTTTTCATACGGATTTTACCTTAGCTGAAGGAACCATATCTGCCAACGCAGGATCAGTAACTAAAATTGGCTTAGCTAACGGGGAAGCTTCAGCAGCAGCATCAAGAATAGAAGCTGTAGCTTCTTTACTGACAACTGTATTAGGGTCTTTTGCAGCAGCTTGAACAGCAGCAGCTTGGCTATCTACCTTAGCTGATTTACTAGCTATGCTCGCCATCCATACGCCAATTATCGGAAAAGCTACAACTAGAATTTGCCATAGTGAAGTTGCTCCATGAGCAATTTGAGATAACCCGTTAAAGATTTCATTTAAAGCATCCATAAAACCTTTCTGTTGAGCGGCGGACATTAAACCAATGCCGCCAATAAAACCAACAATCGTACTAGTATAATTTCTACCTGAAGCTAAAAGCCTGCCAATCGTTTCAGTTGAAAATGCCATTTTTAAAAGTTCCTTTTATCTTGATACAGCTTCGAAGTGCATCCAGTCCTTTCTTCCACGGTAATCTCCACCCCATAACCAACTTTCGTTTTTAAAAGCTGCTACAATAATTGGTGACATAGTTCCTACTTTACGTCCCAATTGATTATTTTCAGGGTCTAAGTCTATAGCTGCTGCAAAGGCATGATTTGAAATATTAGAGGAACCACGAATAGAACGATTGTTATAGCAACCTGCGTACACACTCGCTCTGATTGCGTCAACCTTCTTTTGATCGTGCCCACATTTATCTAGGATTTCGTTAAAAACTTTAAGCAGAGAAGTTGCCACCATCTTATTTACAGTAATAGTCTTTAAAGCATGACCATCATAGTACATCTGAAAAGGTGGAGTAATTGGTACTAAATTAGTACCGGGTTTACCAAAAAATTTAATTTTTGATGCTGTGTCGTCATGGGGCCAAGCGGTCATTTCTTTTCTTCCTTCTTTTCTTCTTTGTCCTTAGCAGCTTTTTCATCAATAGCTTTTTGTGCCAAAGCTCCTAGAGCCTGCATCAATGGTACTGAAAATTTAGCAGGCTGCTCCCCAAGATAGTTCATAAGATCAGTATGCTCTTTAGGAGTGATTGTATAAGGCACTATTTGAGGTGCTTGAGCAAAAGCAGACGTAGAAATTAAACTAAAAATTAAAACTAGCTTTTTCATTTTAACCAATCCTCCAAGGTGCTGGCTGCTGTGCTACAGCCATAGTCGGCAAAAGCAACGCACTCACGATAATAAATGCTCTCATCTTTGGTTCTCCAGTTTGGTTAGCCGCTGTTCAAGACTATCATTATTAATTTTAAGTTGCTGGATAGCATGAAGCGCTACAGGCAACAGCGCACCAATATCGAAGTTGACAGCTTCTCCTTGGGCATCATAGCGCACAAGGTCCGGCATCACGGAAGCAACGCCTTGGGCAGTCAACCCATATTGCAGTCGCTCACCATTGTCTCCAAAGCCCTCCTTATAGCGGTAATTCAGCAAATCAAGCCGCGTGATTTCATCAATACCGGCGACCATGGGCTCAAAAGCGGTTTTGAATTGTCGCCCTGACGTTCCGAGGCAAATACCAAGGGTGCCTGATCCAAAGAATAGTTGACCATTGGAAGTCTGCTGGCAAACCGTCCTGTCCGTCTTGGCAGCGTCTGTAGTGAGGCCTGACAAAATGAGTGTACCGCTGGTAAAAGTAGTTGCGACCAGATCGGTCCAGACCGAAGCTGTGGTAACGCCATAATTCATGATACTGGAATTAGAAATTCGAAAATCCATGAAGCCGCCTGAATTGAAGTTCGTAACACCATTTATACCCTGAATGACATAATTGCTGGCACCGCAACTGGTTCCTGCAAAGCATAGAGTGCCATAGCCACCGATTTGAGCAAGACGTGCAAATTCAATCGGAGTAACATCGGCGGTAGCCCCTCCAGCCGAACCTAAATTGGGGCCGTTAAAAATAATCACTCCGTTCAGTGCGCTGGTGCCACCGGCATTTCCGGTGGCTATGCCTGCCGACAGCACGAGGTTTCCGCCTTGCAGGTTACTTCCGCCTGAAGTCGCACCGCCCGCTTGCACGGTGAGATTATTGCCTGCGGTCGAAGCCGTAGTTTCGCGATACATCGCGATGGTTTCCGCGACTTGTCCTGACATGGCGACTGTGTAGGTATTCGTTAGCGTGACGCTGCCTGCCGCCAGTGGCGGGCCGCCGAGATAGAGCGTGCCGGCGTTGGTGATCGTAACTGCCGAAGCGTCGGTATACGTCGGCTGATAGATCGAGAACTTGTTGAAGCCCTGCCCCGTTGTGACAGCAGTTGTGCCAGTGATGGTAGTGGTCGCAGCCTGTAATTGCAGATCGTCGAGGGTCGCGCTGGTAGCCGACGCGACCGTGGTTGCTACGTTGTGATTCACCGCCCCGGTAATGGTGCCTCCAGTAAGCGCGAGATCGAGCGAGGCGTGACCGGTCAATGCTCCGCTGAAAGTGGTTGCCGATGCTGTCGTGAACGTCGCTGTTGTTGGCGTTGTTGCGCCTACGGTGCCGTTGATGTTGATGCTTGCCGTGCCCGTCAAGTTCGTGACCGTCCCGCTGGACGGTGTGCCAAGGGCACCGCCGTTGACCACAAATGCGCCCGCTGACCCCGTATTGATACCAAGCGCCGTCAGCACGCCTGTCCCGGTCGTTGTGGTTGAGGGTGCGGTGCCGCTTCCGCCCCCAATCATAATTGCATTGGCAGCTAAAAGCGCGGATGACGCCCATGTCGTCGTGCCGGAAAAATAGGGAATACCGCCCGAGGTGCCCGCCACCGTAAGCGCAGGAGTTGTCGTCGCCGTCGCAACCGAAATTAGACCTCCAGTAAAACTCACACTAGTAACCGTGCCTGATCCACCACCTCCACACGTTGTTCCTGCATCAATCAAATTATGGTTAACATCAGATTTGACACAATTGCCACTTGTGAATGTACCCGTAGCCGAAGCCAGTTCTGCAACATTACCTGAGATAGAACTAATTGTTGTTCCGGCGATTTTGAACACGTTGCCAGTGCCGCCAGTATCAAATGTCTTGTGGGTGAATGTGTCCGTTGTGTCCCTGTAAACAAAGGTGTCTGTTGCAGCCTGCAAAGTCTGACTAACTGTGCCCAACGCGCCGGTCGGAGCCTGTACAGTAATCGAACCTGAGGTTGCGTTAGCAAAGATCAACGGGAAGGCAAGTGAACCGCCAACACCGAGAGTTAGACCACTGGCGTTGAATGTTGCCCACGAAATCGAAGCGTTACGATTCCTGAAAGTATGAGTCGTATTGCTGTAAAAATTCGTCGCATTGCTAACGCTGATGTCAGCAGCACCGGCCTGATCGAACAGATTCGTTGCAGTGCCGTCAAAAGCCATTGCCTGATAATTATGCCCGTTACTGTTCAGATAGTATGACAGCGCTGTCACGTTGCCCGTCCCATCTACACTGAAGCCGGGGGAAATGAAGGCCGCCGTTAGCACTGAACTCGATGCAACAGCATAGCCAACGTCAAATTTTTGCCCTGTGCCGTATATCAGTGCACCAGCACTAGAACTGTTGGCTCCGATCGCTTGCACGAATAGCCCGATATGTCCGCAAGTCGATCCGCCGGGAACAACGCTTGCGTAAGCACAATCCGCTCCGGAAGAATTGTTGTTGACCGTGTTCAATCCAACAGTGCCGTTCGATGTCCCCGTGGAAACAGCGTTGGCAAAAAGACCAATCGCGGAATAGCGACGGCCAGTGCTTGTACCGCTAGCATTGGTGACGTTGAACACGCCACCAACTTGATCCCCGTTGCCAATCTGATTGGCGTTTACTGTGATGCCGTTCCCTTGCGCATTGATGCTGCCGTTGACGGACGTACCGTTGGTGATCAGCGAAATCGCCAGCGGCGCGTTCTGGCCACCTTCAGCATCCAGCGATATGGCCTCATATCGCGATAGCGCGACGGTCGGCGATACCGCCGTGATCGGATTGGCCATACTGCCGGCCGCCATCTGGAACAGCGTCGGGTTCACGCCGGGCGTCTGCAGGTTGAAAAAGACTGCGTTGGGAGTTGAGAAATTGGCAAATCCGTTAAGGGTTGCCTTCGAACCAGCGACCGTCGAGCATTGTGCCCCGCTTCCCGTGCCTACTAAAAACCCTCCTAACAAATTACAATTAGCTGGAAACACAACACTAATCGTATTACCAGTGCAAAGCGTTCCACTCCCACAAGCAATGCTTCCCGTCATTCCACCTAACGATGTAACCCCGCTCGCTGTAGCTGAATTAGCGTCAGGGGTAACTTTAATAATATAATTTGAAGTTTTGGTTGGTTGTACAGTAGCGAAAGCAGTTGATGTGCCTCCTTGTGCGGTGCCGGTAAATACTTGCGCAGTAGCAGTGCCCGTGGAAGCTATAGAAGTAACTTGTGAACTGCCTGTTGATGCGCTTCCAGTTAACCCCGGATTACCTCCACCGTAGTTGGCTAAACTAAGTCCTGTTGCAGAAACAGATACAGCAGAACTAGCGTTAGTTCCAGCAGGAGTATAAGGAGGTAAATTAGCCGTCAATAAAACTTTACTCTGACTACCACCAGCAGCGCCAATAGAATTAGGATTAGCAGAGCCAAAATAAGTAGTAGTAAGAATTGAACTCGCTACCCCGCCCATGTTATTATTACCAGCTATAGCAAAACCTCTAAAGTCTGGTAAATTAAAAGTTGTAGTTCCGTTACCATTACCCCAAGGATAAATAATAGCATTAGTATTAACAGTAACGTTAGCGTTAGCATTTAAAGTTATGCTAGTAGAAGTTTTAGAAAGAATAGTTGAACTACCAGAAACTACGCAAGATATTTCGACTGCTGCCCCAATCGGGAAATTAGTAGTATCTGAAAGACCACTTAATATAGGGCTACCACTATTACAAAAAACAGATTGAGTAGAAGTGATAGCTGTATAAAGAGCGGAGTAAGTAGTTCTAGAAACTTCTTGTCCATAAGTAAACATATACTGATTAGGTGCTGATAAACCAGCCCAAGGTTTGATAGTGCCAACTAAATCACCATCGCCTGTCGCAGTTGGTGTAGAACCTCCGCTACCAGTAGAGCTAGTAACCTGATCCCAAATTAAATTTCCCAACCTATCTTTAACGACTTGGCGATAGCTGCCAGAACCTAAAATTAAAGCTCTACCGGCCCCGTCTAGAACAACCGGATTTGTATTCGGAATAGTTTCAGCCGCATCTTGCCAAGTTGTCTTGCGAGTAGTAGTGCTAGGTATATAAAAGTCCACTGTACCAGACGTTAATGGTTTTCCATTCTGATCTAGGAATACCGTTTTTGCGGGAGGAAGTATAGATGCCGTTTGAGCAAATGCTAAATTACTCATCAAGAAGGTAAGGAATAAAACTTTAATGGAAAACTTCATCGCTTTAGTCTTTCTTCTACTAATATTTTTAAAATTTAAAAATTATATCTGGATGCCCACAATACTGATTTTAGCCGCTTACGCAAAGTGGAAAATTTATGATCCTATAAAATTACAAATTATTTTATGGTCCTACAAGCAATCGAAGCTTACTGCGACGCGAAAGTCTAGGCTGCTGTTGATTAGCAACCGCTTCAAGACTTCTGATTAATTGATCCCTATCTGGCCCTTGTGTGGGTAAAGCATATTTAGCTAATTGCAAATTGCGTTCTTGCTCTATAGCATTTATTATTTTACTTTTAGCAAGCGATGCGCTTTTACCTACAATTAACCCCGCTAAGGACGCGCCTGTACCAAGAACGCTACCTACTCCACCACCCATACCAGCAATTTGCCCTCCAATTTCTGAAGCAGCCCCTATAGCGGGAATAATATATTTAGCTATTCCGCTTTGCTGATCAGGTTTATCTTTAGTCAAAGCTGTAGCTTCTTTGTTAGATAATCTGACACTAGTATCAGAACCTTCTATTATTTTATTATCAACATGTTTGATTGATCTTGTATTTTCTAAATTGCGGAGTAATTTTTCTGTTTCTTCTTTACCAAAAACAATTTCCATTTTCTTTTGATTAAAATCTGAACGTCCTAAATTGGTTCCGGCTAAAGAGCCATTTTGAGCTGCCCCCATTCGGCTATCAATAGCTAATCTCACTCCTTCCTTAGCAGCTTCTTTCTCATGATTGGTTAAACCATCAAACCACTCTTTAGTAAATTCAGGTCTATTTTCCATTTTAGTTGAATTTGAAAAAACACCATAATACCCATCATGAAATGCTTCATCTAGTTCTTTAGACCCTCGATAAGCAGCTAATCCTTCTTTATAACCGGGTGCAGAGGCATGTATATCATTTACAAGATTATTGCGAACATCCATTAAGTGTCTACCTAAAGAGCGTTCACTAGCATTACCGCTGTTGAGCATATTTTCAGCAGTACGTCTTAAAGTAGATTGAAATTCATGTAAATCTTGTGGATCAGTACGCATTTCTTTTTTATTAGCTAAATAATTTCTAACAGTAGCTAATTCACTTTTAATATTAGATAAAGGTAAGGTGCTATCACCTTTTTCAAACTTACTCCAAACGCCGGGTTTTAAAATTTTATCAATTTCAGAAACAGTATTAGAAATATTAACAGGTTTAGCTGCTGCTAAAGCCGGATTAATCATTTCGCTGCCAACTTTTTTAGCAGCATCTTTTAAATCAGCAAGCTTTTGTATTACATTTACAGGAATACCACCAGCTTCATTAAAAGCAGCGGAGGTATCATTTTTTAAATTAGAAATTCTACCCTTTGAAGCATCGAACAAATGACTTTTAGCGGCTGGATTATCCTTAGCAAACATATCCTGAGTTAGAGCTAAAACATTAG